GATACGCTAGTTTCTATGTGCCTAACGATTGCCACGATTGGCAGAATAAAAGTGTTTAAAAGCTAATCTGATTTAAACCATCGCAATTACTCAAAGCTTTGCGCTGTATAGAAAAAAGTGCTTTAACGCTAATCGGCTAAAAGCGAATATTTGCAGGTGTAGTCAAATGACGGTCAAATAAAAAAATGAGTATGTTCCAAAATAGAACATACTCATTTTTTATATCTGCTTTTGCCGACCTCTAACGACTCGCTTCGCGCCGCGCATAAAAACAAAAATCGCAACGCCTGAAACCATTGATCTCTCGTTGCGATTTTTATTGTGTTTTGCTGTTTTGTTGGTTGGCGCATAGCGCCGCTTTACTTTAAATAAGTTTCACGCATAGTTGGATATTTATCCGCTGGTACAAATTCCATCACGAACTCCGCCCAAGTGTGGCGCGATCGGTATCGCTCAATGATCGGCGTTGCCTCAACCGTCAGTTCTTTCTTGGGTGCTGATTTTCTGGGTTTGCTCATAATAGTCTCTTAATATTTAATCCAATAGCCAAACTTGCCAGCTTTGTCATCAAAAGAGCTAGGTAACTCTTTTATATTGTTTTCGCAAAGCCATATATTAGTTAGCTTTTCAAGAGTACCTAGAAAAAACGGAACTTCATCAATCTCGTTATTATTCAGATGCAAGACTTTTAGGTTTTTTAAACTAGCAATCGACTCAGGAATAATTTGGAGGTAATTGTGATCTAAATCAAGGCGTTCAAGTTTCTTCAGATACTTTATTTCTTCTGGGATTTCTTCGATTCGATTGCCAAATAGATCTAAGCTCTCTAGATTTTTTAGCGTCTTGATTTTCTTGCCAATAAATTCAATCTGATTGCACCTTGCATCAAGCCTTTGCAAATGTTTCAAAGCAAAAACTCTTTCGGGTATTTCTCTTAATCCTAGATGACTGAGATCAAGAGTAAACCCATAATCGCTTTTAATATTGGCAATGCGATCGTCGATAGCTTTTTCACGCTCAGATCTTGTGGCTGGCACGATATGAACTTTACTCATAATTACCACCTAAAAATAAAAGCTTGAATCCGATACCAAAGCCTCGCATACCAAAGTGATTTCATCGGATAAGCATTTTCTTCAAAATGCTCTGAAAGCAAAAGCAGCAAATCAAACAGCTTATCTTCTTCTGGTGTGCGGTTTTCAATGCTCCATAGCCTCTCAATGTGCGCTAGGTTTGCGTCATTTTCTGCATCATTGGTGATGACTTGGGGCTGTATTTCTGCTAGTAATTCGCTGTAGGTTTTAGTTGACTTAAGCTGATTTCTAATGTTTTCAGCCTCTTCTTGCAGTTCTTGAATCTGGTAATAATTACCACACTCTTCATTGCATTCTAAAATCATGTCTTCAATCTGTTCTAATTCACTCATTGTTGTTACCTATAAGCTTAAATTTATAAACCCATAGCCAAGGGTTTGAATTAGCGATCGCCTTGCCATGCAGCATCTCGATCTCTGAGATATAAGAATCAATGGGAGACTTAAAAGAGTAATCTTCTGCCATGTAATCCCAATAACGATCCCAGTAATCGTCATACTCAATCCCTTCAGCGATCGCCGCCTCAGCCGTGATATCAAGCAATCGCTCTAACTTCACATCAACAATCTCAATCCAGTAACGGGCAAAGGACTTCAGCATGAAACGGGCGTTTTGTTTTGAGTATAAGCCAGTTTTGCGGTTGTTGATTTTTATCAAATCTTGCTCAGTAGGAGTTACCCACTTAGATTCTGGACTATGCCAAAAATACTGAATATGCAGTTTTTTGTTTGTGTAATCTGCGCCAGCTAGGTTTCGCGTTGGCTCTGTTAGGTAACAGCGATCGCCTATGTTGTATTTAGGCTTAAGCTCGTCGCCCAAGAACAAATAGTTGCCCTTTTCGTTGCGCTCTATCTTTGAGATTTGAGTCACTTCGTCTTGGGTTTCGCCTTTGATCGTGAGTAAGCGGCGTGTCTCGGTTTTAGTACCGTTGAGAACAGCGCAAAAATTGTCTTCTGTGAATGCGATCGGTGGGGTTTTCATGATGCTTTTCCCTTACGATATTTTTTAAATTTTCAAAATTCCTGTCAATGACTTTTGAGGTTATTTCTGTTAAACGCTCCTCAGAAATCACGATCATATTGTCAACAAGTGGTAGATAAAATTCGATGTTAAGCTCTGTGCAACGCTTGGCGAAATCATCAAAATTATTTTGCTCTTCAAACAAATAAACATACTGAGTCCCTCTCGCTACAATCATTGTCGCTCCAAACCATTTGTAAGCCTGAGCAATATCTCTAAAAAGTGAATCGTAATCAACCCAACACGCAAGCTTTTCGCCTTGCTGTATCAATTTCCATGCGCGATCGTAATCGCGACTGAGTTCGTAAATCATGATAAATCACCTCTAACAAGGATTCTTGTTTCTACCGTAATCGTAGTAATCTCTTCTTCAATCGCAACCCGATACTGTAATTCAGGATGTCTCAATCTCATCCTTTTTAGTAATTTGATTGCATCAGATTCTTTTTTGTTGGATCTCAGTGTTTTCCACTCGCTGCGATCTGATATAAATCGCTGGAGTAGATAGGCGATCTTGATTTGTTGGGTCATGAGATAGCATCCTGAAACTGAAGAATGCAGTCAGCACCAAAATACAGATAGTCTTCCCCATTTGGTCTAGACTGTGCAGTGTTCAGTAACACAAAATAATCTACTTGATTAGATCCTAGTACACGCTCTCTGCTTACACTTTTTTTGATTACTTCCAAGGGCTTGTCATCACCATTAAGGTAATAAGCTCCTACGGGGAAATCGATGGCTTTACACTCTTTAACCATAATCAAACCTCCAATAATTCTTTACTTTCTAATGCGATCGCGCTATCAGGCACTTCAATATAAAAATACTCACCATGCCGTGAGTGATATGCCCTGCCTGATTGCTGTAGCTTGGCTTTGTTGATGTGGAATTTACCGCCCTTGTAAAAGTCTGGATACAATTCCATAATTTCGGGTGGCATATCCTGAGATGTAACAATTATTTCCATTGCTGTAGTTTTAACAACTGGACATGGTTCATACCAAACATTCCAACCCTCACCACTTGGCAAGCCATGACGCTTAATTCCATTCATGAACTCAGCAATAAATTCAGGGGGAATAGATGCGCGATCACCAAAGTGATCAATGATTTTCGCGATCGCTTGGTTGAGTTCGGGCGTATGCCAATAGCCCCTTGCACGATATAGGATCGTAAGGTTTTCTACGGGGTGTAGAACTTTTTGATTTTCTATTTGATTCATAATTAAGCCCTCTTCATCGGTACGATTTTGGATGAGTCGAAGTTAAAGCGGAATTGCTTGTTTTTACTCATCATCAGCCTCATTTGATTCTTCTGAAACGACTTGAAAAAATGTAATGTTGCTAGGGAGAGGGCACTTAAGCGAGTAAGCAACAGCAAAGCCTTTATTGCAGTCCCATAGTTTCATATAAGACTGTAATTGCTTTAAAGATTTACTTGTAAAGTCGATTTTGCATTCCACTGGATACGCTTTCCCACCAACAGTCAGAACAAAATCAGGGCGTTTCTTGTTTTTCGCCACGACTTTTATCAATTCTGAATTAGGAACAAGCATTTTATGGTTTTTTTTAAACCAAGGATGAACGCCGCCTAGCTCCTGTACTGACACACACCAAGTTTTAGCTGACTCAAACTTAATAGCTGCAAACATCCAAACTAAATTTGCTCTTAAGTCAGATGGGAATGCAGGATCATACAGGATTTCATTAATAATTTGATTTAAAGTATCTCCTTTCTCAAAATCTGAATAGGTAAAAAACCTAGCTTTAATACCTAGTAAATCCAAAATATTCATTGAGTGTTTTGGATAGCCAAAGTGTCTGACCACAATATCCATAAAACTCTTGTGATCAATATCAAGACGATCAGCGATCAAACGAGAATCTACAACAAAAACTCCATCAACTTCTATTACAGTCAGCTTACTCATTAGTTGCAACCTCTCCAGCTTTCATGATTGCGTCATACATTTCAGCGTTATCTACAATGCGATGGAAAGTCACAGCAAGACTTTCTTTGCCCCGCTTCAACCTCTTCAATGTTTCCAAATCTTCTAACTGTATAGACAATGTTTTACGAGCGCCACGAATAATTTGTTTGGTTTCAATAGCCATGTATACCTTACTAATCAGTACATTTATAAGGTATCATACTTTGAGTAAAAAAGAATATTTATTTTAATGTTTTATTTTGAGTTATTCGTGCTATAGTATTTACAGTTAAGAAAACACAAGCAAGCAAAGGTAACGCATCATGATTAGCAAAGCAGTAAAGCAATTCGCAAACACACACGGATTCGACTTCTATGTTTCTGGCTTAGGGTACAGACAATCAGCGCAAATTACCACATTGGGAGATAAGCCCCAAGCGGTAAGCCGTTGCAGCAATAATTCTAAGGATGCATTGCAAGCTATCAACACTCTAATTGCACAGCGCAAACTTGACGCTAAATCCGATGATGCGATCGCCACTGAGTCCGAGCAAGCAATCAGCGATTTACTGCCCCCTACCGTCACCATTGACGCGACAGTAGCAGAGCAAGCTTACCAAGAGTTGCAACCAATCGATCCTTGGGAACAAAATCGCTTAGAACGCATTGCATCACAAGGTGCATACACAGTCGATGATTTTGCATCTACCTACTCACCACGCGACACATTTGGTGATGACGCTTTTGCTTTGTCAGGTCGTTGCGGTTGCGGAGCTTTGATTTAATGTACAAACCATTGCAACAAGTGCGCTACCAAGGCGCGATCGCCACAATAATCGATACACTCCCTAGCGTAATTGGATACGATTATTTGATCCATTGCAGTAACGGAGTCCAAAGACCAGTCACACATGATGAGCTAACGGAGATAGAAGTATGACCCCATACGACTACTACCACCAGCAACTAATTTACTGGCTGTCCGTTGCATTCTTGTCGCCTATTATTTGGGCGATCGCTATTAACATTAATCCACACAGGTAAAACAAATGTCTGCTATCACAACTACATCCCAATCGAGCATTCAGCATTTCAATCCTGAGCAAATGAAGGTACTACAAGAACAGCTAGCCCCTAAGTGTTCTCCTTCAGAATTGCAGTATTTTATCGAAGTCTGTAAGATCACTGGCTTGAGTCCATTTACTCGCGAGATTTATGCTATCTCTCGCAACAATTGGAACCCAGAAACAGGGCAAAATGAGCCTAAGATGACAATTCAAGTCAGTATTGACGGCTTGCGTAAAAGGGCAGCCAACACTGGATTGTATGACGGATCTGCTACTTATTGGTGCGGTGACGATGCTGTATGGGTTGAAGTTTGGTTAAAAAATACTCTTCCATCCGCCGCCAAAACCATCGTTTATCGCAAAGGTTCACAGCCCTTTGTTGCGGTTGCTCGTTTTGATTCTTACAAACAAGAGTATAAAAACAAGAAAACTCAGAAGATGGAACTATCGGGACAATGGGCTAAAATGCCTGATTTGATGATCGGGAAAGTTTCCGAGGCTCTTGCATTGCGTAAAGCATTTCCAGAACAAACGGCTGGTTTGTACTCAGGGGAAGAGATGGATCAGATTGACAGCGAATCTAAACCCGTCTACAGCCAATCTCTACCAGTGCAGCCTCAACCAGTGCAACAGACAGCAGGATGGGACAAGGAACTATGGGCAATCTTTGAGAAGGGTGTAAACAAGTGCGCAACCATTGAGGAGCTGGAAAAGCTTATTGGATGGGTTTCTAAAACCGTTAACAAGTATCAACCAAGTCAAGAACAAGATCAAGAAATCTGGAAGATTATCGACAATATCAAAGACAGGCTTAACAACGGCATTTCAATGCAAGGTGATGATATTCCTAAGCCCGTAAAGTCTGCACAAGTTCAAGAGCAATTTGCTGTAGAAGATGTTGACATTCAAAAAGCAGTATCACGCGATGAAGATTTGCATCTTGACGCGCTTAATTTAGACTCTGATATCCCCTTCTAGCCACTAACCACACACTCACAGGCGGCGCAATGCCGCCTTAACATTATGCAAGAACTACTACAACAAGTTCTATACCTCACTATTAAGATTGCGGTTGCGAGGAGTTAATTATGATCGGAGTATCTATTTTTACTGTGATTTGTTGTCTAGCGTCTTTATGTATTTCTTGTTTTACCCTTGGCTACACTATTGGAAAAAGAAGCAGATGAGCGATAAGAAATTTAAACTCATCCGCACCATCCGCAAAGATGAAGATGTAACCAAGCTAACAGCAAGGCTTGATGTATTGCGTCTTATGATGGAACGCCATCAGACCGACAATCCTGATTACGATTATGCGATCGTAGATGAACAAGGCAACCCCGCCGAACTAGCTGATTTCCTGCAATCAGAGCTAGCTCATCCCGTGGCTAAGGCGAAGCGGGTGAAGGAAGAGAAGAAAGAACAGTACAGAAAGGAAGTAATTAAGAGGTTGAAACAATGCTAGGCACTCCAAAAACCGAGAATGAAAAGCGTTATCTATCCGCTTTGATCTCTGGTCAATATTGCAAATTGCTTAATCAGGATTTGCAAACTGATATCGCTAATCGCCGTGATATTCCCGATGATATCAAAGCAAAAATTTCTGAACTAATCCGCGCAAATACAATGTTTCACCAATCTATAAACGAGCTTGTATCACTATGTCAGCAATAAAAGTCACCGTTACCGCCGCGCACATCGCCGCCGCAAAGTATCCTAGTAAGTCACCATTAGCTCTTGCCCTGCGAGAGATGGGATATACCGATACCCACGTCACTCAACATTTTGCATATATCGAAGCTAAGGTTTATACACTACCAGAGAATGCAATTGCATCAGAGCGTTGTTTTGATTATTTAGCTAAAGGCGGTTCTAGCCAAGGTGAGATTACTGAGAATATTTTTGCTTACGAGTGCGAGCTAGTGGAGTTGGAGCAGTGAAACTCAAAATGATCGAGCTATTCGCAGGAATAGGAGGTTTTCAGTTAGCAGGGGAATGGGTAGGAATCAAGACAATTGAATCAGTCGAGATCAACCCATTCTGTCAAAAGGTATTGTCAAAGAATTTCCCTAATACACCGATATACAACGATGTCACAAGCTACAATCCAAAATTCGGCAAGGCGCAAATCGTCTGTGGAGGATCGCCATGTCAAGACCTCTCGATCGCAGGAAAGCAAAAAGGCATCATCGAAGGCAAGCGATCAAGCCTCTGGTTTGAACAACTACGAATCTATCAAGAGTCAGGAGCAACTTTCCTTGTTTGGGAAAATGTCAGCGGCGCATTACGGAACGGATTTGGAGAAGTTCTCAGGAGCTTATCCAGCATCGGGTGTAATGCAGAGTGGGAGACTATCAGCGCATCCGCGCTTGGCGCACCGCATCGTAGAGATCGAATTTTCCTTATTGCCTACCCCGCAAGCTTACAGTTTTCAAGAGAGCCATCGCCCTGGGCAGACCAAGTTAGATGTCAAGCTGCGATCGCTTCTACCTACCCCCTCAGTTTGCGGCAATCACAACCGCAAGGGAGCCAGCAAGAAAAGCGGAGACGGGCTAGTAACTGCCTTACAGAAACTATTACCAACCCCAATGGCATCAGACGGGAAGTCGGCGTATCTAGAGGCAAAAAGAATAGCGTCAGGGAAGCAGTTGAACTTAGAAACAACAATCAGAACATTACAACCTCTAGCCCCTGGTCAAGTTCTAAATCCCCAGTTTGTGGAGTTCCTCATGGGTTTCCCCATAGGCTGGACAGAATTAGCGCATTAGGTAATGCGATCGTGCCTCAGTGCGCTGTTGTGCCATTACTCAGAGTTAAATATTTAGCGTCTCTATTGTAATTGTAACCAAATATTAAGATTAAACCTTATCCCTATGAATTGATTGACATTCAAAAGGATAGGGTTTATATTTGTATTCATGGCTGAGAGAGAAAGCCGCAAACACAAGTAACACAAAGGAGATAACGCATCATGGACAACTTATTAGAAATTTACTATTCAATTCTTTTTGGCTTTTGGCAAGTGAAACAAAATTTTAGCTGGTGGCTATTTTGTATGAGCTTTTCTTCTTTCGATTCTCGCAATCGTTTAATTGCTCATTTATGGGAAAAGCTAAGCGACTATGACTAAATCAAAAGGCATCGGACGAGGCGGCGCTCGTAAAGGAGCAGGACGCAAAAGCAAAAAAGCTGTCCACATTAAAGTATGGAAATGGGAGTCCGCGCCAGAAGAATTAAAGGCTTTAAGCCATCACGGTGGCGACGAAGACTGGGTAGCTTTAGTCCCATCTGTATGGGCTAACCAATACATCTCTTGGCTTGAATCTGGTAGCGGTTTTGGTTGTTGCGATGTGAGCGAACACGTTCACCCTGATTATCCAAATTACCAAGTTAGAATCGGCGCTCACGCTTAAATAAAAATCAGCGATCGCCCCATGACAAGCGATCGCTGAAACTCGAATAACTGCATTTCTACCAAATATTAAACCATGAAATATCTATTAATCCTCGCATTGCTTTCTATTTCCACCCCTGTGATCGCACAAGTTAACCGCACCGTTGGCAATGGCTTCTCTGACCTTGGTAAAATCACAGCTAGAAGCAATCAAGAGGCTTCTAGGCTATGTCGCAAAAAGGGCGGTAACGTTGTGATTAAGACTGGCAATAGATACACTTGCCACTATTTCCAGAGGTTAGCAAAATGATTGAAATCTACTGGCTAGGCGATCGCTTTCACTGCACTGATAAAAAGCTAGAAGCCACGCATCAATTGGTGTTAGAGAGTAAATCAAACTCTAAACATATTTGCCAAAAGATGCAGAATTTAGGTTTTGACCTTGAAATAATCTGTCGTGATATATTCCCTAGAAATCAGCCGTTTCTTGAAAACTTAACTTTTTACCCCAAGAACTTACCAGTTGTTTGCAAGGGATTTACAATAAAAGAGATGGGAACTGGCTTTAATGTTTGCTTCAACCTAATCGGTTATGCCCTTGCCGCAAATAATCTAGGGATAGCTTTGCGGATATATGGCGGCTCATTTCAAGGTTGTTTACATCCTTTGCTTTATAGGGCTTTAGAAGATTACTTCCAAAGTGAGAGTATTGAAGTTTATAAACAGTGTCCTTACTTTGCGGATTCGCAATATCTTAAATGCACTGTCAATCCTGCTATCCCATGCAAACAGTGTAACGAGTCGCCACAGTTATTCAAGACTACAGCCTTTGAGTGGATCAAGCTTGGCACTTGGCAACATATTTTGAAGTATCAAGATGTTCAAAAACTCATTTATTCCTATGTGTAAAATGATTGACCTAACCCGCCTATACGCATTGACCGACGAAATGAAATACGCAGCCAAAAACAAGGGCTTAGACGAGAAAGCGTTACGGGCACAACTGATTGAACTACGTAGCAAGATCAACCGCGAGCTAGCGGCGATCGTTGTTACTAATACTAGAATTGAGTGATGATCTGTGATAATAAAAGTGTTAAGTCACAGAACCACTGCCATGAAAATGAAACCTAAGCCCAAAGGTAGTAAGCCCAAGCCTAAGCCTTATAAGTAAAACCAAAAGAGAGCGATCGCAATGATCGCTCTCTCTTTTTGCTGTGGGTTATTAATTAATCCAATTAGCGATCGCCGCTTCACGCTCTTGAGTCCAGTAGTACCGCGCTCTATACCACGCAAATAGCTCTTGACTACCTTTATCGCGATTACAGGGCAAGCAAGCGGGCAATAAATTGCTTGCCACTGTTTCGCCGCCACGAGCTTTAGGCTTTGCGTGATCTAGTGATTGAGCTAGCGATCCGCAGTATACGCACTTGTAGTTAAAATTCTGATAAATCCCCTCTCGAAAACTTCTGATTATCTGCTTTTTTCTGGCAAAATCCAAAGTATTTAGCATGTGGTTTTAGAGGTAGGTTTTATTGATTTTACCTTACTGCACACCCTCAACAAATAACTTACACCGCCGCCTCTTAAATTGCCATCGCTTACAAACCTTACAGAATGATTGCGGATTACGCTTGATGTATGCCTCGCTGTATTGCGTGTAGTCAGGGGCGCGACATTTGGCGATTTGTTGTGCGGTAGTCATGGTTCTTTCCATTCTTGCATTGTCAGATTTAAGAACGTTACTGAATCTGATTTGGTGCGAGTTTTAATCCTGTTCTCAGCTTCTGCTAGCGCTTCTGCGAATTCTGAAGGACGGGCTATATCTATGTCAAAGCCGCATGATCCTTGTACTGAAATTCCTTGTTTGCTTACTTTGTAAGCCGCGAATACTAAAATCTTCATTTCTAAATCAACTCCATCGCTACCCATTGGAGTAGCGCTTTGAATGTGTCGCGTGATTGTGTTTTAAGCCATTCGTTAGCTTGTTCAGATATTTTTGCTGATGGATGACTCAACCAACTAAGAAGCCATAACGATCCCCCTAAGTCGGTCACTAATAAGGCGATCTCATCAACATCTTTTGATAGCTCTAAAATCTCAGCCTCAAGCCAATCAGGGATCGGCGTGGTTGATGCGTAGTGGTTTACGGGTTTCATGATTGTTTATTCTTCCTCTTTTAAGATTTGATTAGCTGATATAACAAGCCCTTTAAGCTCTTTATATCGAATTGTGTAAACTTGCTGATCAATTTCTACAACTACAGAATGATCTATAGATTTCTCATCAGCAAGGTCGGCTAGGCGACCAAACTCTTGAGAGAATTGATGATCAAGGCTTGCGATTTCATTGCGTAATCTATTTTCTTGCTCTTGCAAATCTGCGATCGTTTGCCTGAGTGCTGCTAGCTCAGCCTTTTCTTTTAAAACGGTTTTGGCTAGTTCAACTATTTTCACAATAAACCTCAGTCATTCCTACAATTGGCTGCGATTCAATCACAAATAGGCATTTTCGGCTCACCTTATTGCCATAATGAAATACTGGAATACTCGCTATTGCGATATTGCGAGAAATCCAGTATTTTTCGCAATATTGGATTTCTGTCATGGGTTAAGCAGCCTCAACAATAGTCATAAATTCATCTTAGCTTGTGTGTAGATACCATTCGGTTTACTAAAGATACTACCCTTTTGAGGGATAGTCAATACACAAATGATTAGTATTGTCACTGCTTCCCATCTAATTATATAAGTAAAAAGTATCCTTTTAGGGGGTAGTAGATAGTATAGTGATTAGTAGTTAATGAGGTAACAATGTGGAAATAATTAGAAAAAATACAATTACTACTTCTTTTTTGGCGCATGAAGGTGAAGTGTATATCCGCACTGAATCTAATTTTAGTATTTGGTGGAATAAAGAGTTGGAGCAATATTCGTATGGGTATGTTAAATCTACTGGTAAATGGTACGAGTTAACCGTCAACGGGGATCTTGAATGCGAACTACCAGAATTGGAGCGCAAATATCAAGAACTAAAATCATGCAGCTAAACCTAAAGTGCTTACGCAAAGCGCGATCGCTCACTCAAAAAGAATTAGCTAAGCAGTGCGATGATTGGCTAAAAGCTAATGCTGCAGAGCTACAGGGATGCAGTTTACGCAAAATCCAAAAGTTAGAGCAGGGTTATTACAGGTTCTTGGAATTTGACCTAATTGACGCGCTTTGCAATGTGCTTAATTGCAAAGCTGATGATTTACAGAAGATTAGGAGGCTTTAGAGCATGACTAACACGATCTCAATCCGAAAGAAAGTCGCTGAGCTTTGCGGGTTTACTGGTGATTATCAAGAATTTGTTTTAGATGGACTCTGTGGAATTAACGACAGATCAACCGTTAGAAACCCTCTTGATGGCAGTAAGCAATATATTCCAGTGCCAAAATATGACACATCCCTAGACGCAATCACACAAGCTTTTGATGATCATAGGTTGACTTATATTTTGCAAAAAGGCGTAGCAGATAATGGTGATATTGGCTATTTTGCTTCTAATCCTAAAGGCGAAAAGTACTCTGATACAGCAGCTAAAGCCATGTGTTATCTATTTATTCACTGTATGGAGAATAATGATGGCTACAAGTCAGACTGAAGTTAGTATAAACAATAGGTTGTACCTAGAAAAAGCCAATGAAGAAGTCAGCAAAATTGTCATTATTCCTGAATGGCAAAAGCTTTTGAGAAGTTTTGAATGTGAGCTTAGCGCTACCAAAAAATATTCTTTTGAAGAATTAAGAGCCATAGAAATGGCGATCGCCGCTAACCCATTGTTAAACAATGAAGATCGATTGGTACTTGTTCAAGAATTTATAAGTAAAAATAACCATGAGTGACACAGAAAAACAGCCAGAAAAACGCATCCCGATCGCCATTTCATCACAGCAGATGGAAGATCGGTATAGGGTAGAAGCTTCTCGCGCAAAAGCTCAGAAGATGGGTGCTAGTTCTAGGATTTTGAGGTTATTTGAAAATGACGCTAGTTGACCACGAAATCGAAAAGCTTTGCGAAGAAAAAGGCGTTATCGTGCCATTTGACAAAGCAATGCTTAACCCACAATCACTCGATGTGCGGATAGGCTACACGCTGAAAACTGAGAATAACTGGCTTAAACGATGTCTAACGGGTCAAGAGTTTACTACTCATGATTTGACCAAATACTCAGAATCAAACCCGTTTTTGGTATCGCCACTAAGTTTTATTCTGACTTGTACTTACGAGACTTTCAATATACCGAGTAATTACTCAGCAGAGTTTAGGCTTAAGTCAAGTAGAGGGCGATCAGGATGGGGGCACGTTTTGGCAGTATGGATTGATGGTGGGTTTAACAACTCAAAACTGACATTAGAGTTATTAAATCATCGTCTTTGGGCTTGGCAACCTATTTATCCAATGATGCGAATCGGTCAAATCGTATTTGCTGAGACGGCTTATCCAAGGCATGATTACTCAGAAACAGGACGGTATAACGGTGATTTAGACACACAGGAGAGTAAAGGGTAATGGCTAGATTATTTGAGTCTGACAGTAAGGAAGAACTACAAGCAACAGCATCAACTTTTGGCGGTTGTTTCGCTTTAACTTTTGTTTTTCTGATACCGATCGCGGGTTTTTTCTGGTTCGTATGGCAACCATTAGGTAAGGGATTGCTATTTAT